ACGCAACGTTGTTCCCATTGGTTGGCACTAAGACCAACATCACCTTGACCCCAGCGTCAGGTGCAGAGTCAGCAACTAACCCAAAGTTTATTTTGACTGGTTGCTACCTTGAATCATTGCCAGTTATCAACGCATCCCTTGGCGAGTTGTCAACCTATGACCTTACGTTTATGGGTGGCGCGTTGACGATTGACACCACCGCATAAATAACGGCTCCAAGCCGACATAGGAGAAACATGAAGATCAAGTTGCAGTTAAAGCGCACGCCCGACAGCGCACCCGAATATTACTACACCAACCTGTTTGTAGTTACTGAATGGGAACGGCTTGAGCGTCGCAACATTCAGCAACTATCAACTAACCCGCTTTACAGCGATTACTGCTGTTGGATGCACACGATCTTGAAACTTAAAGGTGAGCAAGTTGGCGACAACTGGCGCGAATGGATTAGCAAAAACCCAGAGCTGGAGATCATTCCGGTATTGGACGAGACTGACCCAAACCCTACGGACGCGGCACCTACCGCCGCCAACTAGCAGAAATACTGGTTGCGGTCGGTTGGTGGCCTAGCGACATTGTGTTTGACGCTCGAGATATGGCAACGGTCATTAAAGTGCTTAACGAGGCAAACAAAAAAAGGAAATAACGTGGCGGAAGTATCGGCAAAGATTGAGGTCGTCGGGCTTAAGGACGCCCTGAAGACCCTCAACAAGATTGACAAAAACCTGCGCCGAGAAATTACAACAAGTTACAAACAGATCGTTAAGCCTGTTATTGACGATGCAAACAAACTTGTGCCTACTGGCGTTCCGCTGTCTGGTATGGCGCGCAACTGGCAAACCCGATCAGGGTTTCAGATCTTGCCGTGGATACCTGGCATGAAGCAAAAGATTGCTGCCAAGATTAATACTCGAGCGATCAAGGAATACAGCGGAAACAAAACCAATGTCGGAACCTTTGGCATTCAATGGAAGGGCGCGACTGGCACCATGTTTGACACGTCTATGGCTGGCTCATTAGGGCGCGCGCTAACTGCACGCTATGGCAGTCATTCGCGAGTAATGTGGAAAGCGTACGAGCAACGCCAAAACGATGTCATGTCTGAAATGGAAAAATTGGTCAAGCGCGTCATGGATGAAGCAAACAGAGGAACCCCGTAATGGCAATCAATATCCCGATCATTTCAGAGTTTGACGGCAAAGGGATTAAGAAGGCTATTGCCCAATTTAAGCAACTAGAAACAACGTCAGAAAAAGCCCAGTTTGCTATCAAAAAGGCGGCGGTGCCGGCAGCTGCGGCGCTTGGTGGTTTGGCATTGGCGCTTGGTGACGCAACCAAAGCTGCGATGGAAGATCAGCAGGAACAGGCGGCGTTAGCGCTTACTTTGCAGAATGTGACTGGCGCAGGAGCCGCGCAAACTGCACAAATTGAAGATCAGATCAGCGCAATGTCTCGAGCGTCTGGCATTGCTGACACCGAGTATCGCAAGAGCCTTGAGGCTTTGGTACGTGGAACAAAAGATGTTGACTTGGCCATGAAAGACATGAACCTGGTTATGGACATCAGCACGGCGTTGCAGATGGATTCCAGCACCGTTGCTGACGCGCTTGCCAAGGCATATCAGGGCAACTTTAAGGCGCTCCGATCATTGACCCCAGAAATGGCAACAATGATTAAAGAGGGCGCAAGCCTTAACGAGGTCATGGACGTGCTTGGCGGAACCTTTGGCGGTGCTACCGCTGCAAGCGCGGAAACCGCAGCAGGCAAAATGAAGATTCTGTCTAACTCTATTGGCGAAACCAAAGAGTCAATTGGCGCTGCGCTCTTGCCAGTAGTCGAGGCCGTGCTTCCGATCTTAAATAAGTTTGCAATGTGGGCACAAGACAACCCACAGGCATTCCTAGCAATCGCTGGCGCTATCGGAGCAGTAGCCGCCGCAATCGTTGTCACCAACATTGCCATGGCGCTTAACCCGTTTGCCCTGATCGCTGCCGGCATCGCATTGCTGGTCGTGGCGCTTGTTACCGCGTACAACAAGTTTGAGTGGTTTCGTGACGGCATTAAAGCAATTGTCAACACGGTGATCGGGTTTTTTGCTGGCATGGTCAACGCTGCAATCGGCGCGGTTAACGCAATCGTGAGCGCGTACAACTCAATCCCATTGTTGCCTGATTTGCCTAAGGTGCCAAACTTGCCTGTGCCACAAATTGGCGGAACACCGACACAAGTTGCAGGGAGTTTAGGTTTGCCGCGTATGGCCGAGGGTGGCATTGTGTCGAGTCCTACGCTTGCCTTGATCGGTGAGGCTGGCCCAGAAGCAGTCGTGCCGTTAGATCGCATGCAATCAGGTGGCGGTATCACCATAAACGTCACAGGCGGTCTTGCCACAAGTGCCGAGATCGGTGAGTCGGTCGTAAACGCCTTGCGCGCCTACTCGCGAAGCGCTGGGCCGTTGCAGTTACAGGTGGCGTGATGCCAGGCGTATCAGTTGTTGACTCGGGCAACTATGACCTACAGATCGCTACAGGATTTCAGGTTGACGCGTTTGTCCTTGATGACGCTGTAAAAGGCGTACTAGATAACACCGAATACGTGCTTGACGGTACGACGGAGTTTGCCGATGTCATGGACTCGACTATCAGCGTCAACGTGCGGCGCGGTCGCCGTGACGTGGGCGATCAGTTCAGCGCTGGCACAATGACATTTACCATCCAAGACGTGGACGGCATCTTCAACCCGTTTGACCAAAACAGCCCGTACTACGACACCCCACAAGCCAAGCCAGGGCTTGCCCCATTGCGCGAAGTACGACTAATCCGTTACAGCTCAACTAATGTGCCCGAGTCATTGTTTAGCGGTTATGTCGTCAACTACGACTACAACTTCGCGCTCGGCGGTTTAGACACCGTGACCGTGTATTGCGCTGACCAGTTCTACCTACTTGCACAAACATTCCTAGACGAACTAAACGTCACCCCAGAGACATCAGGCGAACGCATAGAAACCGTCCTAGACCTGCCAGAGGTTGACTTCCCAGCAGGCGCTCGAAGCATCGCCACAGGCACCGTCAACCTAGGCCACGACAGCAATTACACCGTGCCGGCAGGAACAAACGTGTTGCAATACATTACCCAGATCAACGAGACCGCCGAGTTTGGGCGTGTGTTTATGTCAAGGGCTGGCGTGTTTACTTTCCAAAATCGCATCGGAAACACGTTAAGCGCGCCTGTCGCCGCGTTCCATGATGACGGAACAAACTTTAAGTATGACGGAGTGGGCATCAGTTTTGAGGCTGACTCGGTTATCAACCGCGCGGTCGTAACGGGGTTAGACGGTAAGACCGCTACCGCCACCGATACAGGGTCTATCGCAACCTATTTCATTCAGACCACAAGCATCACAAACAGCCTGCTACATGAACAAACAAGCATTGATGACGCTGCCGACTATCTGCTAAACCCAGAACCCGAACCGCGCTACACATCCGTGGCGACCAAGTACCTAATGCTAACTACAGCCCAAAAAGACACCCTGGCAACCGTGGACATTGGCGACACAATCAGCGTAGAAAAGACGTTCCCTAGCGGTACTGGCACAACCCAGTTGGCTCAAGAACTGTCAGTTGAGGGCATTGAGCATCGGCTGGATTTCAGCACAGGCCACAGCGTGCTATACAGCACCGCGCCGACCACGATCGTGTACGAGTTAATTTTGGATGATGCGATCTATGGCGTACTTGACGCCGAAAATGTTTTAGGATAGGGGCACTATGGCTACACCATTTCCATTTGTTGCAGGGTCGGTGCTTGAGGCATCCGAACTTAACGCAATTACTGAATTACCAATAAACGCAAAAACCGCTAACCACACGCTGGTCGCTGCGGATGCGGGCGCTCGAGTCCAGATGACCGCAGCAGGCGCAACAACAATTACCGTTAACGCTTCCGTATTTACCGCTGGTCAATCAGTCAACATTTACAACCTAGGTGCCGGCACATGCACGATTACCGCAGGCACAGCAACAGTTACTACATCGGGTTCTTTAGCATTGGCACAATATGGGGGTGGCACGCTTCTTTTTACAAGTGCTAGTGCTGCAACTTTTTTTAGCGGTGGCGGTGCTAACTATGGCGCCGCAACAGGTGGCACATCGTCAAGCATTACGGTCGGCGGCATAAATTACACGCTTTTAAGTTTTACAAGCACAGGCACATTGACTGTTACTAAGTCGGGTTTGTTTGATTGCATGGTTTGGAGTGCGGGCGGTGGTGGTGCTGGCGGTATTGGAACAAGCGGTTACACAGGCGGCGGCGGTGCTGGTGCTGGTGGCTACATGCAGCAAACTCTTTACCTTGACGCAAACCAAACTATAACTATCGGCGCGGGTGGTGCAGGCGGCGGTAATGAGGCTTACGGTTCGCGAGGTAACACGTCAAGCGTTGGCACATTAGTCGCAATGATTGGCGGTAGTGCGGGTCAGGGTTATCTTACAGCAACAAATTATCAAGGTTTTGGACCTTGCGGAAGTGGCGGTGCTGGACACTCAAACTACATCACCCTAAGCGTTTTACCGTATGCGACAAGTTTTGGCAAAATAGGCGGTAACGGTGCGAACGGTTTAACGCTTGGCGCAGGCGGTGGCGGTGGAGTTACCGCGGCAGGTGCTAACGGCGCAAGCACAAACGGGGGCGCAGGTGGCGCAGGTTACGACGTCAGCGCGTTTATTGGCGGCAGCGCATTGTTTAAGGGCGGTGGCGGTGGCGGTGCCGGTACGGGTACTGGTGGCGCTGGTGGTTCAAGTGTTGGTGGTGCAGGTGCAAGCGGCGCAAACAGCGCAGGCGGAACGGCGGCGGCCAACACTTGTAGCGGTGGCGGTTCAGCAACAGGAACAAGCACCGGTGGAGCTGGTGGTTCGGGAATTGTTTACGTAAGGTTTAAGGTTTGACGATGGCTCACTTTGCACAAATGACTGACGGACTAGTAAGCGACGTAATCGTGGTATCAAACGACGATTGCGACAACTTGCCATTTCCCGAAAGCGAGCCAGTAGGCCAAGCGTTTATTGCGTCGTTGGGTATTGAGGGTGAATGGTTGCAAACAAGTTATAACGGTAATTTTCGTGGATTGTATGCAGGTATTGATTACACGTTTGACGCATCACTAGGCGAGTACGGCGAATTTTTAGCACCCGTTTATCCAACGGTTGAGTAATGAAATGGCGTTTGTTCATTGGTTACGCGCTACTCATAGCCGTAGTTTGGTGGGCTTGTAGTGGTTGCAGTTACAGCAAAACTAATATCAAGTACCAATGCTTTACTAAAGCAGCGTGTGAATAAAACACCTGAACAAATGCACGCAGGCCTCATCGTTTTTGTAGGTCGCCTCATGGCTATCTGTTTTTCCGTCACCGTCATGGCATTTATCTACGGCATCTTGTTTGTAGATCAGCCTTTAGAGCAAGCCCCGACAGACGCGCAGATCATTGACCTGTTAAGCACATTGCTGGTATTCCTCACAGGCACATTGTCGGGTCTTGTTGCCGGCAACGGGCTAAAATCTAAAACGAAAGAAGGAGCCAAAGATGTTGAAGGATAAAGACAAAGCCATGCTTGCCTCATACGGGCGCTCGATGCTCGCCGCAGTAGTTGCGCTAGCAGTAACAGGCAACACCGACCCATCCGCATTGTTAGCAGCTGCTATCGGCGCGGTCTGCCCAACAGCGTTGCGCTACTTCAACCCTAAAGACATAAAGTTCGGTCGTGGCAACAGCCAAAACTAACCCCAACTCACGGCCATACATTGGCAATAGTGACGGCCCAGCAGCAGGCCCCCGTGCCGGCATGAACGAGTTTATTAAACAGTTGATACATCACTCTGGTGGCGCGCTGTGGAACAACGGGTCTTACGGTCAGCGCGACATGAAAGG